AGTTTATTTGAAGGAGTGATCGAAGGAGGCGCGTCCAAGAAAAAGAGTCGGAGGAAAAAGAAAAGACGACAAAATAGTAAGACGAAAAAAACAATATAAATGTAACACCATAAATAAATAAAAGCAAATAGTATGAATTCGCTGGAAAGTCAACCATCTACAATAAATGTTGCCGAACTGAATGCACTTCGTGAAAAGATTGAAGGAATGTCAAAATTCAATCAAGTTGAAATTTTAAGACTGTTGAATAAACATAAAACAGTTACTCTGAATGAAAACAAATATGGCATTCATATTAACTTATCTGACCTGTCATCAGAAGTAATTGAGGAATTGAAAATACATATTAATTATGTGAACGACCAAGAAATGAACTTGAATGAGATGGAGCAACAAAAAGAAACGTTACAAAATATATATTTTACAAAAGATAATAAAGATACCTCCGCAAAAAATAAAGTAGAACCCAAACCAAAAAAGAATGGTAAGCAATGAAGTAAACACGAAATCAATATTGAATGGAATGTGCGATTATATGTTATATGGCAAAATGATGATTCATTCGTTGAAATACAAATTGAAAGATTTGGCAAACAACATGGATTTAACAAGTTCCAGTTTTAGTGTTTTGACAAATGACACTGTGACAACGAAAGAACATGATGACATTGTGTTTTCAAACGACAACCCAGACATTGTTCTTTCAAACGACAAACAAGATGTCGTTTTTTCAACCGACAAACAAAACATATTTTTACCAAAAGAGTGTAAAATTGGCATAGAAGAAGATGTCGTCACAGAACAAGAACCAGTTCTTCCACAACAAAAACAGCAAGAACATAAAAAATCGTCCATGTTTTTTCCCAAGCAAAAAGATTCACTGTTTTGGTGTTTTTATATTGCAAAACATGGATTTTCAAAATACGAATTTCCAAATACAACCTCTTTCGAAAATGAAAAAACTATAAAATATGAATGTATTTATAAGTTGAGAGAAAAGAAGGAGTTGTTGAAAGCGAAAAAGGTAAAAAATATAAAGGAAGATGTGGAAGACGATTTGGGAAGTAAAGACAAAATAACTATGAAAACATTTTTAGCGTTGTGTATAGTTGAAAATTTGAATGTTTTGTATATTCATAAACGAAAGTGTTTTTGTATACATACCAATGACACAGATCCTTGGCACGTAATTCATTGTATAGACAAACCTTATACGAAATACGCATACGAAACAAATGTAACGGTTGAACAGTTGGAAAGTTATAAGACAGAATATTTTAAATGGGAAAATTACGATAAACCATTGAAGGCTGCGTCTGCGTATAAGGTGGAAGAATTGGTTCAAATGTGTAAACAATTAACACCAGATAAACCGCCTGATAAAAAACTAGGGAAAAAAGAGTTATATGAATTGTTATTGCTTCACTTGTGAATCAAAAAATTTGTAAAATATTGAATATAATCAAATTGTATATGCCCTTTGTGACAGACATAGTCGTCGCGTTAATACTTACACTCGTTGGCGCTGGTGCAACAGCAATAGTTAGTAACTACATTCCAATTCAAGCAACATAACAAGAATAACAACAACAAATTTAATAAAAAATTGAAGATATAATATAAATAAATGTGTTTATATTATATACGAGTATGTCATCTAATTTAAAAACACACAAAGAGGAATTTCGTCGTGACAAGAAACCATACGAACAACGCCAACAACCCACAAATGAAGAATCGAAAAAGGCGTTGGATGAAATGGTGAAACATTATTGGGAAAATGAAAATTACGGCAATAAATTCAAAAAGAATTATGAATTAGAAGTCCGTTTTGGAACGCGCAACGACAAAAAACACATCACCAAAATCGATTTCGACAATGTTGTTTCCAAGTTAAAATCTCTTGGATTTGTTTGCGCGAACCCAGAAGGTTATTATATGTTGCGCATTGAGAACAAATATATGGACGCCAAAACAGGTTCTCAAATTTTCTCTAAAATTAGAACGGAAATTAAAGGTTTACACGAAATACAAAAATATTGTAAGTCAGGGGATATTCAAGCAGTTTCAAACAAAACATTTTATAAAAAGTCTTTCGCAAAGAAGGACGAAAACTCTGCGATTTTTCCAGTAAATTTCGATGACTTCAACTTCCGTGTTTCTTATCAGTTGGAAGAAGAATTTGGTTCTCAAAGCAATGTAATTAAAAACATACTTGATGACTGGTCTCGAAATAAAAAGAAGTTTCGTTACATACATCGCACAACATTTCAGAGACCTGATTTGCCGATTCAAGTAGACATGAGTATTGTTAAAGCATCATATACTCCGTCATATACAACGGAACAGTCAGGTGTATTTAAAAACTTGGAAACTTATGAGATTGAGTTGGAAGTCATAAATCGTTTAGTTGGCCCTTATTCCCAAAATTTCAATACCCCACAAATTTTACTTGGTTCTATGAAAAAGGCGATTAACTATGTTTTGATGGGACTTCAAAAAACCAACTACCCGATTTCGTATAATGAACAAGACGTAGTTCTAAAAAGTTATATGTCTATTATCAAAGGGCCGTCTTATCAACATCAACCTGGAAAACCGATTTATTCAACCAATTTTATTGGTCCATCGTCTTATACACTCCAATTGAAAAACATAGTCCCCGTGAATCAAAACACAAATGTTCCCAATATTCGCAAAGGATTTACAGTAACGGATAAGGCCGACGGTGAACGCCACATGTTGGTTGTTTCTTCTAATGGAAAGGTATATCTTATCAACACCAATATGGATGTTATTTACACAGGGTGTGTAACCAAGGTAGAAGGTTTATTCAATAGTATTTTGGACGGTGAAATTATTCTTCACGATAAATTGGGCGCATTTATAAACTTGTTTGCTGCGTTTGACATTTATTTTGTGAATAACAAAGATGTTCGTTCTTTTACGTTTACACCGACTGGTTCCGACGTGAACGAAAAACAGGATAAATCATATCGTTTGCCATTACTGAAAGAATTTGTAAAACAAATAAACTTACACTCCATTTTGCCAAATGAAATTGTTTCTCCAATGACCATTCGGTGTAAGCAGTTTTATCCAGTGGATGGTGGTGAAAACACAAGTATATTTGATTCATGTAAAATGATACTACAAAAAGATATGGAGGGTGGATTTGAATATACAACAGATGGTCTTATTTTTACGCCAGCCAATATGGGGGTAGGGTCAGACAGAGCCGGTTCCGCGGGCCCCCTTCAAAGAATTACATGGGATTATTCTTTCAAGTGGAAACCACCCCAGTTTAATACAATTGATTTCTTGGTGACTACCGTGAAAAATAATACAGGTGTCGACCAAGTAACCCCAATATTTCAAAACGGAATGAGCGCAGACACGGGTTCGTCTCTCGATGAATTTAAAACAATTATATTGCGTTGCGGGTTTGAAGAAGGAAAACATGGATATATTAATCCATGTCAAGATGTAATTGAAGATAAACTTCCTGATTTTAAAAACGCAACGGAAAATGAGAATAAATACTTACCAGAACGTTTCTATCCAACGAGTCCAAGTGATCCTGACGCGGGAATATGTAATATTCTGTTGAAGGAAGACGACGATGGAGTGAAACAAATGTTTACCGAAGAAGCGCAACTATTTGGTGATAATACAATTGTGGAATTTCGTTATGATTTTGCTCGTGAAAAGGGGTGGAGATGGGTTCCATTGCGCGTTCGTTATGACAAGACTGCCGAGTTGCGAAGAAACAGACCAAGTTATGGAAACGCGTTTAACGTGGCAGATAGTAACTGGTATTCGATTCATAATCCAATTACACCGAGAATGATTTCTACCGGAGAACAAATACCCGAAGAAGTTGGTGACGACGATGTATATTATAATAATAGTTCGGCGAGTGCAAGCAAAACCCAAGGATTACGTGACTTCCATAACTTGTACGTGAAAAAATCATTGGTCACCTGCGTTGCCAATAAAATGGGTGGAGATACGCTTATTGATTTTGCGTGTGGCAAGGGAGGTGATTTTCCAAAATGGATTAGCGCGCGGTTGGCGTTTGTCTTTGGAATTGATATTTCCAAAGATAATTTGGAAAATAGGTTGAATGGAGCGTGTTCCAGGTTTTTGAACTATCGCAAAAAATTCAAGGAAATTCCATATGCGTTATTTGTAAATGGTGACTGTTCGAGAAACGTGCGTAATGGTTCAGCAATGATGAATGAAAAAGCAGTTCAAATTACAAAGGCTGTTTTCGGACAGGGGGAAAACGAAGCCGAGAAACTGGGGAAAGGAGTTGCGAGACAATTTGGCGTCGGTGAAGATGGATTCAATGTTTCTTCGTGTCAATTTGCGATTCATTATTTCTTTGAAACTATGACAAAATTGCAAAATTATTTGAGAAACGTTGCTGAATGCACAAAATTGGGTGGGCATTTTATCGGCACATGTTATGACGGAAAAGAAATGTTCCGCATGTTGAGTCGAACTAAGACTGGTGACGGGGTGTCTATATATGATGGAGACAACAAGGTGTGGGAAGTTGTTAAAGATTACACACAAGATAATTTCGACGACGATTCAACGTGTGTTGGTTATCAAATTTCGGTATTTCAGGATTCTATTAACAAAATGTTTCCAGAATTTTTGGTGAATTTTACTTATTTGACGCGTCTCATGGAAAACTACGGATTTAAACTACTTAGTCGGGAGGAGGCGAACGCAATTGGATTACCCAATGGTTCTGGATTATTTGGAGAGTTGTTTTCAAGAATGACAAATGATATCAAACGAAAAAAGAATGGCGCGGTTGACTTTGGTGAAGCCGCAAACATGAACTCTTACGAAAAGAAAATTTCGTTTTTGAATCGTTACTTTGTGTTTAAAAAAATAAGAAAGGTAAACGCCGAAAGCGTCGCGTCTTCTATATTAGAAAACGTGGATGAAGAAGAGGATGGCGCACTCACACAACCCAAACTTAAACAGGTGTCGAAAGAAGATGAAACGATTGAAATCAAAGTAAAATTCAAAACTTTTTCGAAAAAAGAAAAAGCAGACAAAACAGACAAACCTAAAAAACCAATAAAATTAAACAAAAAAATAGTATTGGCATCTTCTGAGGAAAGTGATAAAGGAAATAATATTAACTTGGCAATTGAAGAAGTTATAGAACCTGTTGAAAAACCGGTTGAAGAACCTGTTGTAGAACCTGTTGTCGAGGAAATCAAAATCAAGGCGAAAAAACCTAGGGCGCCAAGAAAAACAAAGGAACCTGAACCAAACCCCGAACCTGAACCAACACAAGAACAAGAAGAACCCAAACCTAAACGCACTCCGAAAAAAACAAAAGAAGGCGCTGAAAAGAAACCAAAAAATAAATCCAAGAAAGTAAAACTGGTTGTTGAAGGTGATGAAGAATAGGGGGAACCCCCGGACTGCGTTGCTGCCCCCTTGCCCCCTCCCTGCCCTTCGGGGAATTCTAATTCCTTACCTTTTCCCATGATAAGATTTCTTCATAAAAAACTGTTATCATTTTCCTGGGTTCCCGGTGGATAATGCCGATGAAGAATAGAAGAAAGGTTTATTCTCAAAAAAGAGATTAAATGTAACTTGACATATAATAATAGTTGACTCTATGAGTTATTATTATATTTTGCCTAAGAAAAATGTCATTGACTTTGATATTCAACCAACTTATTCAAGAGAACCTGTGTCCCCCATTATATCACATAGTCTTGTTTATTATTTGAATGAAACAAAAGAACAAATAGAAACGTTATGTAAAAGTCATATTTTTTTTTCAGTGGATGATATTTTCAAAATGTTGAATTCTCATGAATATATATACTCAAATGTTCCCCTTACAAAATTGTCGGTAAGTAAACTAAAACCTGCTTCAAATTCTTTTTACATTTTAATGGAAATAGACATTATGTTTCATATATTCAAAGATTTTTCCGATTTAAATGAAATGAAAATTTTGGCACTAGGAACAAACGCGGATTCCATTATAGAATATGTGTCAATGTGTCGTGAAGACAAAACCGATATATGCATGTCACAAAAAACTGTCGCATTTAATCGTGTCAAAATAGACACGGATTTAACGTTTCATTTATACTCTTTTCATTTTATATTTTTTGAACTTGAACCAGAAATGTATAACAATGCGAATGAATACATTGTCGGGGTGATTTCTATATTATCCAAAATGTTATTATATCAATCACCCAATGGGGTTTCCGTCATAAAGGTAGATAACTTGTTTTATAAACCCATTCTTGATGTTTTGTATATTCTAAGCGCAATGTATGAAAAAGTGTACATAACAAAACCATTGGTTACAAACATCAACTCTGGAGAACGATATATTGTGTGTAAAAATTATAATATAGACAACATTCGTGTTAAATATTATCAAAAATACATTGATAGTTTGTTTCGTATTCGAACTGACCAAACTATAAATATTGTTTCTTTATTTAAACATGACTTACCTTACTTTTTCATAAATAAAATAGAAGAGTCTAATATTATTATAGGACATC